GCAGTATTCGTTTCAGTATTTCTCATCTATCCACTGGGTCAATCCAGTTGGTTCTTTGCTCCTTCTTTTGGAGTGGCAGCAATCTTTAGGTTTCTTCTATTCCTTCAAGGTTTTCATAACTGGACTCTCAACCCTTTTCATATGATGGGTGTTGCTGGTATTCTTGGTGGAGCATTGTTGTGTGCTATTCATGGTGCCACAGTAGAGAATACTTTGTTTGAGGATGGAGATGGTGCAAACACCTTTAAGGCATTTGAACCAACCCAAGAAGAAGAAACATATTCAATGGTTACTGCCAATAGGTTTTGGTCTCAGATCTTTGGTATTGCATTTAGTAATAAGAGATGGTTGCACTTCTTTATGTTGTTTGTGCCTGTGATGGGTCTCTGGGTGTCTTCTATTGGTATCATCGGTCTTGCTCTTAATTTGAGGGCTTATGACTTTGTATCTCAAGAAATTCGTGCTGCTGAGGATCCTGAATTTGAGACGTTCTACACAAAAAATATCCTCCTTAATGAAGGTCTTAGAGCATGGTTATCAACAGCAGACCAACCTCACGAAAACTTCAACTTCCCTGAAGAAGTGATGCCTCGCGGAAATGCCTTATAAAATACTCAAATTGAAAACGGAAGGTTAATTCCAAAAATGGGGGGAAAAAATCTCCCCAAAAATTTTACTCCAAAGAGTTTTTCATAATAATAAATAATGACAGATGCTTTCCTAAATGGAACTCTATAATTCTTCTTCGGACTACTTGTTTAATTTACAAGCAACAAGTTCATCAGATGCAAAGAGAATGTGGAGACAATCAATCAAAGACAAATGGAAACATAAATGTGCTTATTGTGAAAGCACAGAATATCTAACAATAGACCATATAGTTCCACAATCAAAAGGTGGAAGTGACTTTCTTACAAACGTATTATGTTGCTGTAGAAGGTGTAATAACTCTAAGTCTCATATTAATTGGGAAGAATGGTACTCATCACAAGATTTCTTTACAGAAGAACGATATGATGTTATAATGAAATGGATGAAACCACAAACGAATTCTAATCTATATAAGTATAAACCAAGAATGAATACGTCAACTTAATGGAATCTGAAAGTTTTATGCCCTTATTATACGTAAGGGCATTTATTATCTCAAATCTAGCAATTATTATCCCTATTCTTTTTATCTTATGACTTTTACAGTTTATTCCAAAGATGGTTGCCCATATTGCAGTAAAATCGAACAGGTGCTACAATTAACAAACCTTGAGCATGTTGTCTACAAACTTGGTGAGCACTTTGATAGAGAAGCATTTTATTCAGAGTTTGGAGAAGGATCTACATTCCCTCAAGTTATTGTTGATGAAAATCATATTGGAGGATGTACTGATACAATTAAGTATCTAAAAGAACAAAAAATAGTTTGATGGACAATGAAGAAAATAATCTAAATAAAGATGAACCCCAGATGAATCGGGGGTTTGAGTTGTTAATTAGAGATAGGAGGAGAAGATCATTAGCACCAAAAACTTTTCAACTGAAGTTTGGTAAAATGATTTCTCTTCTTCGAAGAGAGATACACATTCACTTTGACTTTCATTTCGATATTCAGAAAAAGTAACTCTTGGAGAAAAAAAAATGTTAGCAGTAGCACTCACAATCGGAACATTGGTTTCAATCTTGTTCTTTTTTGTAGGAGGAGTTGTTGGTTGGTTAGCAAGAGAAAATTCGTATCAAGTTCAACCAGTTTACACTCATCCAGAGATGTTTGACCAAAATGGGAATGTATTTCCCGATGAAATCTTAGCCGTGAGGTTCGAAAATAACTATGACGCAGACGATGACGACGAAGACGAAGAAGACTGAAACTCTTCCACCAAATCCTTTTGTTTTTGAAGTTTTGGAACTTGTTTCAAAACAAAGAAGTAATGTTAAAAAAGTTGAAGTGCTCAAAACTTATGAGCACGATTCTCTCAAATCTATTTTGATTTGGAACTTTGATGAAACTGTAATTTCACTTCTTCCAGAAGGTGAGGTACCATATAGTGATATTAAAGATCAGAATATTTACTCTGGTAACCTTTCTGATAACCTGGTTAAACAGGCAAATGGTGGAGAGGCAGCAATTACACAAGATCTTAGTGGTGAAGGTAAGACTTCATTGAGAAGAGAATATCAACATCTATATCATTTTGTAAAAGGTGGTAATACTACACTCTCTACAATTCGTAGAGAGTCAATGTTTATCAATATTCTCCGTGGGTTACATCCAAAAGAAGCAGAAGTTCTTTGCCTTGTAAAAGATAAAAAACTTTTTGATAAGTATAAGATTACAAAAGAACTTGTGTCTGAAGCCTATCCAGATATTATTTGGGGTAACCGTTCGTGAGATCAGTTGTAAACAGAGCAGAAGAAACAATGAAAGATCCTGAAAATGAAGAAAGATCTGTTGTTCCTGCACAATATAGGTGTGATATTCTTTTAGAGAAGACAACACTTGAAAAAGTGCAGGATCCATCCTTTCCTATGGATGCATATTTAATATGGTACCTTGATGAAGGTAAGGAGCATATTGATCTTTGTAGAACTCAAAAAATATCAAGTCTTTTTGATATGTATTATGATAAGTATGGTCCTGGATCAGTTCAAAAAATTGATTTTGGATACGGAAGAACTAACCCCAAGGTATGGGGATACAAACAACCAGAGAAAAAGAAAAAAAGATGAGTGAAGGTTTTAATGATGGAAA